GTCGAGTTCAACACCTTCGAGGCCAACCTCGCGCGGCTGAAGAACGCGGTGAACGATGCGTTCTTGCAGCTCGGCGACGCTGGCGTAATGGACGCGCTGACGAAGGGGCTGCAGCTGGTCACCGCCTCACTCGTGGGCGCCGTGTCCGGCTTCAGGCTGCTGGGCGAAGTGACTGGCGCCGTGGCCGGCGCTGTCGTGTCGCGCGACTTCTCCATGCTGGGCGACGCGATCGACGCCGCAATGGACAAGGCCGCGAACAGCACGCGCGGCGCCCGCGATGCGCTGCTTGGGTACAAGGACGAAGCGGACAAGGTGGGCCCGGCCGTGTCGGCAGCGATGCAGGCGCCGAACGAATCCGCCGCCGAGACCGCGCGGCTGATGCGCCAGAACCAGACGGAGGCCGACAAGCTCGGCGCGAGTCTGAAGACGCTTGGGATCAAGCCGGAGCAGATCAAAGGGCCGCTGAATGAGATCATCGCCGCCTTCGAGTCGCTGGCGGCGAACCCTGCGGTGTCGGGCGCGCAGATCCTGGCGGGGCTAAAGTCCGCGCTGAAGTCCGCGGACACGATCGACGACATCAGCAAAATCGGCGGCGCGCTGACAACGGCATTCGTCAACGGCCGTCTGAGCGCTGACGAGTTCGGCCAGGCGACCGTGGCGCTCGGGGACAAGCAGGGCAAGCTCCAGGCCGCGCTCGACAAAGCCACAGGCGCCGGCAAAGAGCAGGCCGAGCAGTTGCGCAAGACCGAAGAGGCCGCGCGCAAGGCCGAGGAACGCGCGCAGAAGTACGCGATCGAAATGGAGAAGATCGCATCGAACGAGCGCATCAAGCTCGTCGAAGCGAGGGTCACACTCAACGTCGCCGAGGTCCAAGAGCAGACCAAGCGCATTCAGGCGGCGTTCGATTCGATCAACACGACCATCGAATCAACCGGCGACGTGATCGGCAAGGCGATGGGCTCGATCGGGGACCTTGTCCCCAGCACGGACAACTTCCGCCTCGTGCAGGCGCAGCTCGACAAGGAAAACCAGTTGCGGCGCGAGGCGTTCGAGTTGCAGCGCGAACTGACGGCGGCGCAGATCGAGCATATGCGCGCGCAGACGCAATCGCTGGCGCGCGGCGATGCGCTGATCACGATCGACGGGGCCGGCTTGCAGCCGCACCTTGAAGCGTTCATGTGGGAGATCCTGCGGACGATTCAAACCCGCGTGAATCGCGATGGGATGGCGATGCTGCTGGGGATGCCATGAGCGAACAACTGGTCGCAATCTCTGCGCCCACTGCCGACCCGACTGGGCACGTTTGGCTGCTGTCAACGCAACGATCTGCGGCAGGCAACGTGATGCGCAGGGCAAGTCGCGTGCCAACTCTTGACGGCGGCACCGTAGTGTCCGATCAAGGCTTCAGCGACGGGGACCGCAAGCTGGATCTGCGATGGACGCCCACCGATTCAGCCCAGGAGGAGGCCGTCGAACGGCTCGTGCGGCTGTATGCGTTGGTGACGGTTTCCGTGCCGGCTGGCGTGTTTCGTGCGGCGCCGGCCTCGTATGAGCCAAACTCCGGCGACGCTCAACTGCAACTGTTGATCACCGAACGCCTGTCGGCGTGATCGAAAGGTACCAGACATGCCCGCACCAGCATCAGCCACCTATGACGCGGCCAGCAAGATCGCCGCGCATACCGCGTTCGTCGGGCTGCTAGACGACGACGGCACTGCCCGCATTGCGATCCGCAACTCGGCCGATGCACTGCTGGCGACAGTGGTGCTAGGGTCGCCAGCAGGCACCGTGAACGGCACGACCGGCGTCCTCACGCTGTCGCTGCCAGCTACGCCGCCGGCCGCATCGGCGAGCGGCAATGCGGCATATGCCGAGGTGACGAACGGTGCCGGCGTGGTGCGGCTTGCGCTGCCATGCGTACAGGGCACTGTCGCAGTTCCCGGCGCGCTCGTGCTCAACGCGCTCAACATCGTGTCGGGCGCTCCGGTGCAGATCCTGACCGCGACGATCGGGTGACGCGCGATGGCTGCCCCTACGATCTATCGATCTGACGACACCAGCGCGCCAGTCATCAGCGGGACTGCCGGCGCACTCGTGGACGCGCTGTCTGCCATCCTCGTGGATGGCTACGGCAGCAAGTCTGCGGCCGGCTGGACGAAGGAGTACACAGCTACCAACAAGGCCGTCTTCCGCATGGGCGGCTCCGGGAACAAGCACTACCTGCGCGTTGACGACACCGGCGCGCAGATGGCCCGCGTCGTCGCGTACACGTCGATGACTGACATCGACACGGGGGTGAACATGTGGCCCTCGTCCGGGTGGATTTCTGGCGGCTACTACTGCCGCAAGTCCACATCCGCCGGCGCTACCGCAAGGGGGTGGATCTGCTACGCATCAGCTACCGCGTTCCTGCTTGTCGTGTGCGGGAACAACTCGAGTGCGCTTGCGAGCACCGGGGCAGATGCGATGCTGCTGTTCGGAGCGATCGAGTCGCGCATAGCTGGCGACGAGTACAACACGGTGCTTTGCGGCGCTACCGACTCGTCAACCTCGTCCACGTCTGCGACGATCACGCGCCAACCGCTGCCGTATTGCGATACGAGCTTCAGCGCCAACAAGCTGATGGCCGGCGACTACACGCAGGCTGCATCCGGCGGGCAGGCGTGTTTGTTCGGGGCATCAAGCCCTTGGCAAGCGCTGCAGATCTCTGGTGATGTCTCCTACGGATCGGCCTATCCTGATCCGGCCACGCTGGGGCTCAACTTCGCCCCAATCGGCGTCATGGAGGGCGCACGCGTCTTGCGGGGATGGTTGCGCGGCATCAGCATGCTGCTGCATCCGTACAACAGCGTTGCCTCTCGAGCCACGTTCGAGGGGCGAGGATCAATGAGCGGCAAGACGTTCCAGATCCTGCACATTGGCGGCAACAGCGCGATGGTGATCGAGACATCGGGGGGGTGGTAGCGTGTCGGATCTCGGCGTGATCGGCGAATTGACGCCGCGGCATCAGAGCATCAATCGCCGCGCGGTGTCGGTCGTGCGGGTGCTGCCGAAGTCAGTCTCCGGCGTGGTGTACGACGACACCAACGCGGCAACTTCGCGCCTTGTGCGGGCGTATTGCCGCCGCGACGGCTCCCTGCTGGGCGAGACGTGGAGCGACCCATCCGACGGCACCTACACGCTGCCGTGCCTCGACGAGGAAGTGCAGCGCGTCGTGCTCGACGACGACGGCGGGACGCTCCACAACGACCTGATCGATCGCATTTTGCCCGGCTGATGCAGTGAGCTACTCGCGGCCGCCATTCGACGACGCCGATGCGTCTTGGGCTGGCGCTACCGCGTACACGCGCCCGGCGCATGCGTCGGCCGACGCGACGTTCTACTCGATTCCGATCGTCGCGATCGAGGGGCTGCTGCTGGTCCCGGATGGACTGCCGGCCGCGCCGTCATTCGTCGGCGTCGTGTGGCGCGTCGGGCTGCTTGTCGATCCAGGCGGCCTGCCGGCTGCGCCAAGCCTGGCTGGATTCTCGGGCTCCGCAGGAACGCTGTCTGCGCCTGCGCTGCTGGCCGCCCCAACTCTATTCGGCACTGCGTCGCCTGTCGCGCGCTTGCTGGACTACGGGCTGCCGGCGCGGCCAACGGTGCGGGCGTTTTTCGACCCGAGCCCATATCTTGACGACGATGCGCCAGCGCAGTTCGTCATGGATGTCTTCGTCGCCGGCAACCCGACGCGCGTGCCCATCAGCTCGTGGCAAGGCACGCTGCAAACTGGGGCGCAGTGCTATCTCTCGTGCGTCGTGCCGGCGTGCGCGCCGTGGCTGGAGACGATCCAGTCGGCCGATGAATTCGCGGTCAGCCGGATCGGCCGCTATCGCGATGGCAGCGCCGTCGAGGTTCTGTTCGCGCGCGCCCCACTGCAAAGTGCAACGATTGACCGCGGGCCGTTCAACCACACGGCCAGCCTGAGCGGGTATTTCCCCCCGTACCCAGCGGCGCCGCTGCCGGATGAGCGCTTCGACCGGCCGTTGCGCGGCGTGCGTGGCGTGAGTTCCTTTGCGGGCGGCACGCGCATTCGGTGCTCGATCGACTGGTTCCTGCGGCCAGGCCAGCGCGCCGTATGGAAGGATCTGATCCTGCCTGTCTCGTACATCAACATCTACGCGACCGGGAACCTGGCGTACATGGACATCGGGCACCGCGTGCAGGGCTGACGCATGGGCTGGTGCCAGATCATCAGCAGCAACGGGGAAGGGCGCTTCACCGTGCAGCTGGACTTCGGCGAGAACATGCGCGCCGCGATCATGTCGGCGCTGCAGCAGCGCATCAGCGCCTTGCAGCCGCAGCTCGCGAAGGCCGCTCTATCTGTTGCCGAAGCCAAGGACGCGCACGAGCAGGCGCAGGCCGCGCTAGCGTCCTTGCTGGCCGACATAGCGCAAGCGTCGCCGGAAATGATCGAGCCCATGCGGCGCGCATACAGCCGGGAGCTGCAGAAGATGCAGCAGCTGGTCGCCGAGCTGCAACGCCGCGAATTGCAGCGGCGCACGATCGCAGACGAGATTGCGCTGCGGGCGCGGCAACTCTCGTACTGGCGCGACGAAGTGCGGTGCATCGAAACGCGCGACGTGTGGTGCGCGGCATTTGTCGAGGAGTCCAGCGGGTATCGCGCAACGATCGAGATCGACGGCGAGCCAGATCTGATCCTGCTGCATCCGCAGAATCGGGCGTGGGTGCCGCGCGACGGTGAAATGCGGTCGCGCGCGCTGATGTCGCCTGAGCAGGCCTACTTCAACGCCGCAGTCTTGCCGGGCTGGCAGAAACACCGCCCCACCTATCGGCATGGGACCATCGCCTCTATCGACGCAAACACTTGCTCGGTGAAGCTCGCCGACGCCAAGAGCAGCGCGCAACGGCTCGACATCAACAAGCGCACGAAAGTGGACAACCTGACGACCAACTACGCCGGGGGCATGCGCACCTTCGGCATTGATGATCGCGTTGTCGTGGCGTTCATCAATCAGGCATGGGAACTGCCGCAACTGCTTGGCTTCCTCGACAACCCGCGACGTCCCCCGCCGATACGCTGGCCGTTCTTCGTCAGCGACAGCATCTTCGGAAGAATCTACGAGCCCATGTCCGTGGATCTTGCGGCGCGCCCGCTGTTCGACTTGCGCGGTAACGTTGGGGTGCGCTACGAGGTAGTCGATGGTGAGTTACCTGCAGGCCTGTCTCTGGACCCAGACACCTGCGTTCTGAGCGGCACTCCGAACGATGTCGGCGCCATGTATCGCGACATCACCGATGTTCTGACCCGTTCTACGTGCCGGGCAAGAACCGCCGCTATGCTGATTCGATCGTGTTGAAGATCGCCATCAACACCTGGGGCTCTATTCACTACGTGACCAGCACGCGCAGCGGCGACGCCTGGGGGCTGCATGATCCGCCGCACCCGGTAGAGCTTGCACTTGAGGGCGGTCCGGTCGGTGAAACGCGGACATGCGTCGCGCCGCCGCCCGGGCGTGGCATGCTGTGGTGCGGGTGGTCGGACGGGTATCCGGACCGCCAGCGCCCGGCGGACACAATCCCTCAATACGGCATTATCTTGACCGCGCACTACGTGATTCTGCCGTCGCGTGGTTTGAGCACGGAGCACGTAGCAATGCGACCAGAAGCCCCTCGGTTGAATTGGACTCGCTCTATTGGTCGTTCTCCGTTGTCGGGAGGCGATGAGTGGTTCAATTCATCGCTCGTCCCCGATTCCCCAACATGGGGAAAAGAAACCGGATGGGTTGATGAGTTGCCACCTGCGTTCTGGCCTGACCTGCAATGGCCGTTTGCGCTGCTGCCAGGTGCGCGCCGTGCGATTGCAAGCTTCACATACGACGGCGATCCGAGTTATCCGTATGTGATGGTGTCGGTTGAGCCTCAGGAATGAGCGCACGTGACTCCCGAGCGTTCGGCTTCGTTGATGTCGTCTTGCGGCTGTGGCAAATTCATTGCCACTAGCGCAAGGAAAGCTTGTTGCGCTTTATCTCGCTCGTGGCCGAGTTGTTTCGCGCGCGGCATTAATTAACCATGTCAACGTCCATCACCATCACCGGCATCAAGGATGCGCTCGATGCCGTCGCCGCAACCCCGCAGGTCGCGCGCCGCACGATTCTTGATATGTCAGTCATCGCGCACGACAAGCTGCTCGAAGGCGCCGGCAGGCACACCAAGACCGGCGCGCTGCACGCCAGCGTGTTCAATCGCCGCGTCGATAGCGACCTGGTGCGCATGGTCGGCCACGATCTTGAGCGCGCGCCATATGCCCTGTGGGTCATCGGCGGCGCCAAGCCGCACGAGATACGCCCGAAGGCCCCGCGCAAGGCGCTGCGATGGGTCGTCGGCAACCGGTTCATATTCGCGCGCAAGGTCCATCATCCAGGGTACGAAGGCGACGACTACCTAGAACCAGCGAAGCAGGCAGCAATTGCCGCGATGGACGCGATCATCAGCCGCAACTTGAAGGAGGCGATGGAATGAGCCTGACCTACACCTACCACGACGCGTATCTCGCGCGGTTCGTTGACGAACCCCTTGAGGCCCGCGCGCTTGCCGACGTGGCAGTCCTCGCCGGCGACCGAACGTTCAGCGCTGACTGGCTCGAGCGGGTTGCAGTCGTGCAGGCCTACATTATCGCCGCGCGCGAAAATCAGGCAGACCCCGATGATCTGTTCACGGCCAAACTCAAGACGTACCGGGCTGAACTGTCGGTACTGCTGCCGCAGGCGCTGGCCGACGCGGATGCCACGGCCGGCGAGCATGGCGGTTTGGGCCTGTTCTCAATCCCGCTGGAGCGCGCGTGATGATGGCGACCCTAGAGGCGCTGCGCGACGCGCTCGCCGGCATCAGCGGCGTGCAGTCGTGCAAGATCGGCGTCGAGGCGAACATATCGCCGGCCGACTACCCGATGATCCGCCTGATTCCTGTGCGCATGACCCCAGGCAAACCGTATGGGCATCGCACAGCCGAAGTGCAGATCATGTTCGGCGCTCGGCTGGCGGCAAGTCAGGGACTGGAAAACGTATATTCTGCCCTGCTGGCGCTTGATGCCGCGATCATCGAGGTGCTGCGTGCGACCGGCGCCAAGTATCTCGAAACGATCACAGACGAGGATCGGCTCGACGCCTACAAGCTGATGACAATTCGCGCAGAGCTTGCCGGCGCGATCTAACGTCAGGGCGCCCCCGCGTACTCGGACAGCAGGCGCACGCGGTAGGCTGGATCTGTATGCGCCGCTTGGATGGCGTCCGCCGTCGTATCGCCGTCCAGCACACGCTGAAGCTTGTCGCGGCTGCCGACGATGCGTGCGGCGATCGGTGCGCCCAGGCGCTCCAAGAAATAGCGATCCGCGTCGATATTCTCGGCGCCCGCGACGCGCCGTCCTGTGAGGTCCAGCCGCGGCACCAGCACGCATCGGCAGAATGGATGAAACGTCGGCACCGGTGCGCTACCCTTCGGATACACGCCGGCGCCCAGCCCGTAGCGGTCCCGGCCCGCATAGAGGTCGCAAATGCACTCCGACTGCCGGCCAGGCGCGCGGCGCACCTGCACAAATTCAACGTCAGTGTCTGCGAGCAACGCGGCCGCCTCGCGCGCCATGTATGCCCGATGTAGCTCCGTCTGCGCGATCCGCTGCGCGAAGTAGCGCATGCGTTCTTCAACCGCGACGCGCAGCCGCTTGTGCAGCAGCCGCTTCCCGGCACCGCTCTCCGATCCGTCTATCGCGTCGAGCAGTTGGCTGTAGGCGGCCCGCAGCGCGCCGGTCGACAGCCCATCTACCTGCATGCGCGCGGCCTGCACCGCCATGTCGCGCTCTAACCCTGGCAGTAGGCCCAGCAGCTCGCGCAGGTACTTCGGCAGCGCCTCATTGCGGCTGCTGATGCGCAGCACCTCGCGCTGGCGGAACCCATACCCCTCATAGAGATCGCGCGCCACCTCGCGCGCCTGTACGTAGCCGTTCAGGTGCCGCTGTACCACGGACGCTGCCGCCGATGCAGTCTCGCCAGCCTCGGCGTACAGCCGCGTTGACAGACGCATCTGGCCTACCTGTAGCGCCAGCACTTCCTGCACCGTCACGTCGGCGCCGTAGACCGCCGTCAGCGCCGACGCCATTTTTGCGGCGAAGTCGGCACTCACATTGCCCAACACGCTAATCACCACCACGGCCGGCGACTGGCCGTCGTCGATTCGTTCGATGATCTGCTGCATTGCATCCTGCAGGTCGGCGTCTACGCCGGCCGCGATGGCGGCGAGCAAGGCTCGCTCTTGAGCCGGGCTCATCGCTCGATCGGCCCGGCCAGATCCATCGCCATTTGCGCGGTGCGCCACGCCGTTGCGCGGTGTATTCCGTATCGCTCGGCGATCATCCGCGCAATGCGGTGGCGGCACACGCCAGACCGCATCAGCAGCATCGCGTACTGCACGCGGCGCGCTCGCTCGTATACGCTCGGGTCTACCGCCTGGGCAATCTCATGCACGTCGAGCGCGGTTTCCATGTCTCACAGCCCCTGCACCTTGAGCCCGGCCGGAGTCGGGTCGGGCACGCCGAGCAATTCCGCGAAGGCACGGCTCAACGCGTCGATCTGGTCGTCGTGGCGGCCGTTCGGGAAGTTGCGCATTTCCTCGATCACCGCATCATTCCACGCGGCGCGCAGCACCATCACATTGCCGACGTTGACCTGCGACGCCAGCGGCTCGGCGCGCGTGACCTTATCACCACCCTCCGGGCTGCTGCGCACGGAGCGCCCGGCCAGTTTGCGCGTCAGGTCCAGCACCTGCGTGCGCCCGGCCTGCCCAGGATCCTGCGGGATGCTGATGCGGCAATGCACGCCGTCGAGGGCGGCGGTATTCGTCAGCGTGCGGTCGCGCGCGTCCGGTCCCTCCTGCACTCGCACCATGTCGGCGATCACGTAGCGGCCATCGGGATAGCGGCCCAGCTTGGCGCCTGCCGTCCAGTCGCCAGCGCCGTCGAGGCTCGCCAGATCCCAGCCGCGCACCCATTCGACCGCGCCGGCCGGGATCGCGTCAACGATGACGAGCTGCGCCGGCCGGAAGATACCGCCAGACTGCGGCGCTGGTAGCTGCCGGTACTGGCCCGCGAACGTGTACGGGCTCGCAAGCTCCATGCGCCGCAGATCCTCGGCGCTGTGCTTCTCGGGCCACAGCGGCAGCCCGGCGTCTTCGTCGGCCCACGCCGACAGGCACAGGTGTTCCCATTCCTCGCCATTGCCGCCACGCAGTAGCCAGCCGGCCAGGTCGTCTTCGTGCAGCCGCTGCATGACCAGCACAATCGGGGTCTGCGGCGCGTTGCGCCGGCTCTCCAGTGTATTGCGGAACCACTCGATCACACCAGCGCGCACCACGTCGGAGCGCGCCTCGTCGGCCTTGTGCGGATCGTCGATCAGGATGGCCCCGCCGAACCCGTCGCGGTGTTTGCCGGCGCCGAAGCCGGTGATGTACATCACGCCGCCGGCTTCGGTCCGCCAGTGGTCACGCGCGCGCGAATCCTGCGCCACCCGCACGCCGGGGAAGACATCGGCGTATGCCTCATGCTCCAGCACCCCGCGGATCGCGGCGCTATTTGTCGCGGCCAGCGTCGCCGAATAGCTGACGTGGATCCACTCGCTGTCCGGCTGCCGGCCCATCGCCCACGCCGCGAAGTTGACGACGGCCAATTCTGTCTTCGAGTACCGCGGCGGGATGTTGATAATCAACCGCCGGCACTCGCCGCGATAGACGCGCATCAGGGCGTCGCTGATCACGCGATGGTGCGGCGCGCGTTGCCACTGGTAGCCGCGCCGTTGTCGGAACATCCAGCGCGCGAAGAAGTACAGGTCGGCGCGCGCCATGTCGGCGGACACGATGCGCTCGATCAGCTCGCGGTCGGCGTGCATGGCGTCCCGTCAGGTCTTGCCCGCCACTTCTTCGGCGATGGCCCGGTACTGCTCGGGCGACACGCTGACAGCGACCGGCGGCGCCCCCTCCAGGCCGCCCAGGGCCTTTTTCTCAGGCGCATCCAGGCCGAGCAGACGCGCGCGACGCTCCATCAGGCGCAGTACCCTATCAACCGCCCCCAGATGCCCGCGGCGCGCGTCCGGCCAAAGCCCGGCGAGCATCGCGTCTAGCCGGCTAACCTCCTCCGCGCGCAACTCGGCCGCGTCGGCCGCTACCTGCGCGCGCGCTTCCGCAAGGCCGTCCTGCACCAGCTTATGCGCCTGCGATCTGCCCATGCCGAGCGCCGCGGCAATCTCGTGATAGCTCTTGCCCATGCGGCGCAGCTCGAGCGCCTTCACCTGGCGGTCCAGGCTGCGCGCGCGCGCTGCGTTTGTTGCGTTGCCGGCTGCCATGTGCGCGATTACCCCGAGTTGCTCCGTGCAGCGCTAGCCGCTACTGTCGCCCGCATGGCTACTACAAAACTCGCACAGCTACGCGCACACTTTGCAGCCGGCGATCTCCGCGCGGCTATTGCAATCGCGGCGCGTTTCCCCCGCCTGGGCGCCATCCGTAATGCCGTGCTGGATGCGCACACGGCATTTACAAACCCGCGCTTCCTAACGCAGCTCGGGCGCGATCCGCAGGCGTGCATCGATGCGGGTTGTTCAGCTCTCATTGCCGCCTTCAGCTTGGATGAACGCGTCTAGCACCGCATCGTCAACCGCAACCGGGCCGCAACGCGCAGCCGCCCGCTTGCCGTCGCCCTTGACGAATACGAGCACGTTCTGATGCGTCTTCCACAGCTTGCGGCTATAGGCGAACTGCTTGCCGGCGCGGATCGGCAGGCTGCCGACGGCGGTGACGAGGATTGCCTCGTTGTAATACGCCAGCCCAGCATCGCGGAATGCCTGCACGGTATCGCCCACGAAATCGACATAGTCGCCGCGGCGGTCGCGTACCTCGCCGACGACGAAGACGGCGAAGGAGTCGGGCAGCAGCCGCGCGCATGCCTTGGCAATGATCTCACGGTACGCGGCCAGGAACTCGGCATAGCCCATTGTCGAAAGGTCGGCCGGGTCATCGCTGTAGCGCTCCAAGTCGGCATATGGCGGGCAGCTAAAGATCATGTCGGCCGCCACATCCGCGCAGGTGCTATCGATCCTCCGGCTATCGCCATCAATCCATACCGGCGGGTACTCGTCCGCGCAGCATATTGCATCGCCCTGTGCGCGGTTTGCCGCTACCTGTTCCGCGCGCAGCTCGTGGCCGATATACCGCCGGCCCAGCTTTGCGGCGACTATCCCGCGGACGCTGCCACCCGCGAACGGATCGAGCACTAGGCCGCCGCGCGGGCAGAACCAGAGATACGCCAGCTCGCAAAGCACCGGATCGAAGATGCTTGTCCCGCTACCAGCCGCAAGAATCTTGCGGCTGGTAGCGTCAATCTCGCCCTCCTCTTTGCGCCCGGCGCCGTATGTCAACCCCGCAACATTCGCTCGGCGCTGGGCCATGATGGCATTCAACCCGGCCTGCCCCTGATAGCTAACCGCCCGCTCCTTACTCATTTCATCGGCCGCCCGCGTCCATCCCCGCGCGCTTTGGTTTTGCTGTAATTCATCGCCGGCCGCAAAGCCGATGCGCAGTCCCGGCAGGTTCGAGCGTTTCGAGAGCGAATTGAAGACGACGAGATTGTCGAATCCCTGCCCGAGAGCAGCGGCCGCTTCGACCCCTCCCGGCTGCGGATCCTCGGTGTAGACCTCGGAGTAGCATTCGTCCTAGAACAGCAGGAAATCGTGAGCGCGCGCCAACTGCAGGGCGCGCGTCAGGTAGGCCTTGCTGGCGATGGTGCCCTGCGGATTGGCCGGCGAGCAGAGGACCATGACGGCCGTACGCGCAAGCAATGCCCTATCGGCGGCCAGCGCCTCGAGATCCGGCAGGAAGTCGGTGCCGCGGCGAGCAGCCAGGAAAACCGGCTCGGCGCCGGCCGACAGCGCACCGCCGGCATAGACCTGATAGAACGGGTTCGGGATCAGCACCGCCGGCTGAATGCCAGCGGCCAGCGAGGCACGCTTACGGTCGATCGCCGGAAACATGCCTGAGAACAGCCCTTCCCGAGAGCCTACGATCGGGATTACGTGCCGCTCCGGATCGATCTTGCCGGGCATGCGGTAGCGCCGCCCGAGCCAGTCAGAGATGGAGCGACGCAAGTCCTCGGTCCCTTTGATCGGTGGATACTTGGCAAAACCCGCGGCACTCTCCTGCAGCCGCGCCATGAGGAAATCGGGCATGTCGTGGCGAGGCTCTCCGATCGTCATGTCGACCGCCGGCGTCCGGCCCGGCTCCATGGTGCCGAGCAGCCGGCGCAGCCGCGCGAACGGCGAGAC